AGATCCTAAGAAACTTAAAAGAAAACTGCAATAAAGATTACTGGATAAAATATAACAACAAAATGCGAGTTTGGGAAGACCCTAAACCCAATCATGAGTATGTCTTAGCTGCTGATCCTTCCATAGGTAGAGATCGAGATTACTCAGCATTCCACATCATTGACATCTATAATGGTAAGCAAGTTGCAGAGTTTTACAGTAATCGAACGCCGATTAATGAATTTGCAAAAATCATAGCTGACGAAGCAAGATTGTATAATACTGCATTTGTATGTCCTGAGAGGAACGGAATTGGCAACAATTTAATTTACTTCTTACAGCAGGANTTAGAGTATGAGAATCTGGTAATGGATGACAAGCGTGAGATAGGGATAATGATCACCCAGAAGAATAAAGAGAAGCTTTTAGCAGATATGGAGCATAATATTAGATCCAGCAGGGTTTTAATAAACTCAGAGAGATTGGTCGATGAGCTTCTTACTTTTGTTATTGACCCTGATTCTGGCAAGATTAAGCCTGATACTAACTGTCATGATGATTTAATTATGTCTTTTGCCACCGCTATCTCTACTTTTAATGAGTTAAGAGGGAATGCATACATAGAAAAGTCAGAAGATGAAACTTATATCCCTCCTGCGGTGCAGAACGCTTATACATATAAAGTAACGACCTCAACCGGAGAGTTGACCGAAGAGAATATTAAATGGCTGATAGGAAAATAAGAGAGGGTGCGGAAGGGTTTACTCAGTTTGCGGATCCACAGGCTCCGTATAATAAGCCTTACGGNTTAATTGGTAGATTCTTCAAGAAGTTTTTTGCCCGAGAAATAGAGGATGTAAAGGATGATCAGTATGTAGATCCTTTAACTAAAAGGAGCGTAGCATCACCTAAACCTCTTCAAGGGGATACGGTCCAGTCTAATCAAGTAATCACTATCGCTTCTGAGTTTGGGCACGAGAAAACTTTTTATCCTGTTCTCCCTCAGATCGAACATGATCGTAAGAAGAGATACAAAGAGTATGAGGATATGGATGGTTACCCAGAGATATCTTCCGCATTCGATATTTACTCTGATGATTGTACCCAAGAGAATATAGACGGAACTCCTTGGAATGTCGTTACAGATGATGAGCTTGTTAAGAGAGAAGTTGAGAACATGTTTGAGCAAACTAACATGGCTCGGTACCTGTGGGATATAGGAAGGAATACTGTAAAGTATGGGGATATCTTCCTTGAAACTATTATCGATCTTGATAACGCAAAAAGAGGGATTCAAAGAATTAAGATACTGAATCCTAATTTTATATTTAGAGTTGAAGATGAGTTTGGATATCTAAGACAGTTTCTTCAAGAAATTCCAAAGAAGAATGATTGGACATCATACGGAAGTATCGGACCAGCCCTTGACGATTCAAAGATGATTAGTCTCGACCCAGGTCAGATTATTCACTTTAGACTTCACACTTCAGATCCTACCCATTACCCTTATGGCAAGTCGGTTGCTGCTGCGGCTAGAGTCACCTATAAGAGTCTAAAGATGATGGAGGATGCAATGCTTATCTATCGTCTAGTTAGAGCACCAGAGAGACGTATATTCTACATAGACACGGGTTCACTGCCTGCTTCAAAGGCTGAAATGCATATTAAGAAGCAGATGGACAAGTTCAAGAAGCGTAAAAGTTATAACTCTCAGACTGGCAACATTGAAGAGAATTTTAACGCACTAGCTGCTGATGAAGATTTTTACATTGCCGTGAATGGTAAGGGTTCGGGAACCAAGATTGATACTCTTCAAGGGGCTGACAACTTAGGTGAAGTTGATGATGTTAAATACTTTAGGGATAAGCTTTTAGCTGCTCTTAAGATTCCTAAGGATTACATTGTAGAGAAGGATCAATCTCCTGAGAGGAAGGCAAACCTATCCCAGCTTGATGTAAAGTTTGCTAGGGTTATTACTAGAATACAAAAGTCTTTAGAAATTGGATTGGAAACCTTAGCAAAGCGTCACTTGATGCTTAGAGGATTCCCTAAAATCTTAATATCTAAGCTAAAAGTTAAGTTACCGGCCCCTTCAGACATGGCTCTTAAACGTCAGTTAGATACTGATGAGCAGAAGGCTAGAGTTGTACAAGCTGTTAAGGGACTTAACATCTTCCCATTAGAGAAAATCTACAAAGACTATTATCAAATGTCAGATGCTGAAATCGATGAAGTTAAGGATGGTCTCGAATCTGATCAGAAGGATCCCGCATTCACCGCTGCTTTAGGGGGAATGGATGCAGGAATGGGAGCACCTATGGGTGGTGGAATGCCAATGGGTGATCCTCCTGGTGAGCCTATGGAATCTGCTGAAAACGGACCACCACCAGCGATGGAATCTGTGGATATTGAAGCTATGAAGTCTTTAGCAATTGAGGCTAATTGTGACAGTGAGTTAATAGAACTTTTGGAAGAAATGGGACAACAAGAACATTTTAAATCCCAAGAGGCTGAGAGACGGTCTAAATAATTTTGATGAATTTTGTAAGTCATGCTAACTAACCTTATTGAAAATCGCGGAAAAGAGTTCAGTAACCTAATTAAACTTGGGGATTACCTCGCTAGAACTCTGAGAGAAAACGTAGAACTATTTAATGTGGAGGACGGTGTCGCAACCTACCTTACTGAGAGTGGATCTGTTATTAGTGGAAAATACGCATTCACCCCTACCTTAAACTTATCTAAGATTATCGTAGAGGATGCTTCCGTTCTTGAAGATGTTAAATCTTTTGAATCCGCTACAGATAAGAAAGTGATGAACTTACTTTCTAATCTTCTTGAGGATGACTATCAAACTGCTGATAATTCTTTTGATAAGATATTATCCATGTTTGAAACTAAGCTATCTTATGACAGGATCAAAACAAGACTTCAAGAGAAGGTTGAAAGGTTTGGAGAGCAAACCAAGATCATATCTTCACCGGAGTTCCAACGTGTTAACGAGATCAAGGATAAGATTGTTGAGTTCTTAAAGGAAAATAAGAATGTCATCCAGTCTTCAGGAATTAAGAATGGCATGAAACTAGCAGCACTAGTCTCAACATCTTTTGACCTTCCTCGCATGACGGTCAATCAAATTCAAGAAAGTAAGAAGTTCGAAGTTAAAACGATTGGCAAGACTAGCATTTATGAGCACCTATGCAGAAAGGAGTTAATTCAAAAAGAACTTCTAGAAGCTAAGGAAGGATTTGAAAACATTTGGGTTACGAACGACAGCGTTCAAGAGTTGGCTTCGATGATCTTTGAGTCTGATGAAGGCACCGTAAGACATCAAGTCGCCCAGGTAGTTTCAGAAGCTCCCTATCTTGCGCTATCTACTAAGAAGCAAATTTCAAATCTGATCCGTAACTCACTTTCAGTGAATGAGATCAAGGCTAAAGATCGAGAGATAAACTCGTTTGCTAGTAAGATTTTTGAAATGAAGGGTCCTGTTAAGAAGCACGTTATTAACATTCTCAATGAAAAGTACGGTATTGACGTACGCAAGTTAAGCGAAGTTCCTACATTTAAAACTTTAGTAATGACTGAGGCTGAGATACTTACTCATATCGCAGGCTTTGCTCCTTCCAAGTCAATTGTAAAGAAGTCTCTTCTAGAGCTTGCTAGATCCCTTAAGCTAAAGAACGGTTCGGAGGCTATCGACTTATCTGATTTCTTAAATGAGATATTTACGGAAGCTGAGTATGCCGGAGTATTGAATGAGACTAGTTTGATGGATTACATGGATTTCTCTAGAGTCGCTGATGACCTAGGGAAGATTGGTCAAGTTCTGAAGATGCTGGGTCCTGCTGTTGATAAGGTAGCAGACCAAGTAGAGGATCACGGAGAGGACATGGCCGATGATAAGCCTATGGAAATGGGACAAGAAAAGCCAGAAGATCCTTTAGGATCTCCCGACCCTATGGATAGTGAATCAGAAACTCCTATGGATATGAAGCCTGAAGGACCGGATGCTGATGAAGTTGCTGACGAAGTTAAGGGAGAAGTCGAAGATGAAGAGGCAGCAGCGTTCCCTGAAGAAGAAATGCCTGAAGAAGATGGCGAAGAGGAGATGCCTGAATTAGACGGTGAAGAAGAGATGGAAGATGGTGAGGAAGAGATGGAAGATGGTGAGGAAGAGATGGAAGGCGAAGACGAAGGAGAAGATGTAAAGGAAATGCCTGAAGATGATCTGACTGGAATCCTATCTAAGCTGGAAGACCTTCTAGGGGATTTAAAGGGTGATGATGAGGGTGATGATGAGGGTGAAGAAGAATTCGAAGATGATGAGGAAGAAGAAGAATTCGAAGATGAAGAAGAAGAGGATGAGGAAGAAGAGGATGACGACGAAGATGATGAGTTGGATCCTGAGCAATACAAGAGTTAGTAAGGTTTAACGAATGACTAATAATAAGATTCCTTTAGCTTTAGGATATGACCCCTCTACGGGAAATGCATCCGGGCTAGAGGAATTTATTTTTAATTTAAGCGATTCGGGGGATGTCCGTAATGTTGCTCCAGGTGACAGCCAAGTATTATCTTGGAATGGTACCTCATGGGGTCCTACGACTCCAGGCACAGGAGGTGGAGCGTCTGTTCCTGGCCCTGGTGGGACTGGTGATTTAGTTCAATCTACCAACGGTAGTACTTGGAGTCCTATAGGTAGTGCTACCTTTATAACTAATAGCAACATTGTTGTTGATTCTGATTTAACTGCTTATCCTACTTTAGCTGGTAATAATACTTTAGCTGGTAATAATACTTTTCAAGGAGCGAATAGCTTCGGAATAACAAGCACTAATATCGATACTAATGGTAACGTAGTTGTCGGAGGCACTCTAACTGTTGGGGATACTGTATTTACAACTGATGGAGATGCAACTCTATCAAATGTAGATAAGAACTCCCTTGTAATTACTACTAGTACTTCATCGGTATCAAGCCTTTCAGGTGCTTCAGGATCTATAGTTTATTTTGAAGGTACAAACCCTGCACCAGCATTCAAGACTTTTGCACAGATTCTATCTAATGAGAATTATAATATAGCTGCTGGGATTACTTATGCTAATGACTCAACTGTAGTAAAGACAACAGGGGATCAGACTGTTGAGGGTGTCAAGACGTTTACTAGTAATCCAATATTACAGGGTACACCCGCGAACTCTGTACTATTTACAAACGATACCTCATCTGTATCGAGCATTTCAGGTGTTTCAGGGTCTATAGTTTGTTTTGAGGGCACAGCTCCTGCACC